GCTACACATAAAGTTGTAGAGAACAATGGTATTCTCATTGCGGGTTCAGGTGCAGGACGTGGCTCAAACATACTTCAATTTGGTTGGAGAGCTCCTCGCCCTAAAGCTGGACAAGACCTCGACGTATTCATGACGAAAACATTTATTCCGTCAATACGTAAGGTTTTTATCGAGTCTGGTTACGACATGAAGGCCGATGGTGAAGCTGCGGCTCACGATTCAGAGTTCATTGTTTCAATACATGGAGTTCTTTACCCAGTGTACGAAGACTACTCTTGGGATAGAGAAGAACGAAACGTCTACCACTCAGGTAGCGGTTCGGATTTAGCTCTCGGTGTTCTTGAAGCTCTTAACTATCAAAAGTGTAAGAGCGCGAAGGAAGCAGAAAAAATTGTTTACCGTGCAGTAGAAATTGCTATCAAGCACGATATCTACTCCGGTGGCAACATACATACATTCATACAAGAAGAGTAAGTTACTGGAAGGTAACTTATCCTGATATAATAGTAATATTAAATGACAAAATGACAAAAGGAGAAATACAATGGCAAAGCTCATTGAAACAAACGAAGGATACGCACCAGCTCACGAGATTGATGACTGGGACTTTCCGCTATGGAGTGAGATCTTGCCTAACCTATGGGTTGGCGGTACAGATGACGACGACACAATCGAAGACTCTGTAAACTTACATGCGACTCGTAAAATTACTAAAGAAGATTTCGATGCGGTTGTTACACTTTACGCATGGGCGCAGCCAGTTGACTGGATGGTCGAAGAGCTACGTTTCGGATTCTATGACTCCGGAATCGCCCACATCGACATGGAAGCATTACATCGCGCAGCTTCATACGCGGTTGACCAAGTTCGCAACGGTAATAAGGTTCTAGTTCGTTGCCAAGCGGGTTTAAATCGTTCTGGCTTAACTGCAGCTCTAGCTCTAATCCAAATGGGATACAAGCCAGAAGATGCAATCAACCTTTTGCGTGAGAAGCGAAGCAAGTACGTTCTCATTAACAAAGAGTTCGAAGAGTTCCTACTAACGTTAAACGAGACTGTCAATGAGTAAGCTGCACGTCGTATACGACGATGTTTACTTAGATTGGCAGCTAGGGAACGGTGATGGTAGTCACCCAACTAATCCTGTTCGTGCTAAGCTTGCGGTAGAGCTCCTTGAAAGCTTAGATCCAGTAATGGTTAAGCCATCTGCATCTGAGTCTGATAGGGATCTGCTAAGTCATGTTCACAGCGATGGATACATTTCTAAGGTACTTGACAAAGGTCATTGCGGTGAATGGTATCCAGACCAAACTCATCTAGGTAACGTAGCTCTTGAAATGGCTGCGGGAACTATTCGCATGTATGAAAAGATTCTTTCAGGAGAAGCTCAGGTAGCTTTCAATCCTCAGGGAGCTAAGCATCATGCGCAGTATGACCATAGCTCTGGTTTTTGTGTATTCAACGATATGGCGTTAGCCGCTAAGTTATTTATGGCTGCAGGGCTTAAGCCTATGTACATCGATTGGGATGCACATCACGGTGATGGAGTTGAAAATATCCTTCGGGCTTACCCAAATCTAGTTACGGCAAGTATTCACCAAGGTGGAATCTTTCCCGGAACTGGTCTTACGAGTGAGCCAGAAAATGGAGCTTACAACTTCCCGTTGAGTAACGGAGACGGTGACATAGAATTTCTAGATGCAATGCAGGATATCGAGATGCTTGCGGATGAGATTCAGCCTGATGTTATTCTTCTAGCTACTGGAGCTGACGCGCATCATTCAGATCCTCTGTCTGGTCTTAACTTTGATTACCCTGGATATCGAGCTGCGGCGAAGATCGTAGGCGAAATTGCTAACACGCATGCAAAGGGTAGAGTTCTTATTGGAGGAGCCGGTGGGTACCAGCCACTTACGCATACTCCTCAGGTATGGGCACAGGTAGTAGCTCAGGTGTACTCGACTGTTAATAGTGAAATAAGCGTATAACATTTCCTTTTATAAGGTACTATAGTACACATGGCTAAAAGTCTCGCACAAATTATCGCCGACATGTCCGATGAAGAGCGTATTGAAGTTCTAGCAGGTCTAGACCCAGACGCTCTTCAATGGGACTGGGGTTTCTGGGGTCGTCCTGAACAACAACGTCCCGAAGGCGATGAGTGGAATATCTGGATGTACCTCGCAGGTCGCGGTGCTGGTAAAACTCGTACGGCAGCTGAGTGGGTAAGAGAAGAAGCCAAACATACAAACACCGGTCAACGTCGTTTTGCGTTGGTAGCTCGTACAGCTGCTGACGTACGTGACGTTATCGTTGAAGGTGAATCAGGAATTATTAACGTTACACCTCCAAGTGAGCGTCCGTTATACGAGCCGTCAAAGCGAAGACTAACTTGGCCTAACGGCAATACGGCAACATGCTTCACAGCTGATGAACCAGATTCTCTCCGCGGACCTCAATTCACGCACGCCTGGGGAGATGAGGTTGCAGCTTGGCGTCAGACTCCAGATGGAGCTGGGCTTACCGCCTTCGAGAACTTACGCATCGGTACTCGTCTTGGTAAAAATCCAAAAATTATGATTACCACAACACCGAAACGCGTGCCGTTGCTATATGAGCTATTGCGTGAGGCCGATGCACATCCTGGCAAAGTTATAGTTACTAAAGGTTCAACCATGGACAACAGCGGAAACCTTTCTGCAGCTTACATGGACGGTATCCTTGGTGTGTACGAAGGAACTCGTCTAGCTGCGCAAGAGCTTTACGGTGAGATGCTTTCAGACGTTGAAGGAGCTCTTTGGACTGTAGAGCTTATTGATAAGACACGCGAGCTTGTTATGCCTCAAGGCGCTCCTCTTCGTTGCATCGGTGTTGACCCATCGGTAGCTGAAAATCCACGAGATGAATGCGGCATCGTTGTCGTAGCTTCAACAGGAGACAGAGACTTATACAAACGTCAGAGCTGGGTACTTGAGGATGCTTCAATCTTAGGCTCACCCGATGTCTGGGCAAACAAGGTAGTAGCCATGGCGCGTAAATGGGGTTGCCCTGTTATCGCGGAAGTAAACCAAGGTGGTGCGCTCGTTCGTAACGCCATTAACACAATTGACCCAACTGTAAAGGTACTTGAGGTCCACTCTAAATACGGCAAAGCCCTTCGAGCTGAGCCAATCACGCTAGCTTACGAGCAGAACCGTGTTCACCACATAGGGTACCTAGCGGAGCTAGAGTCCCAGATGACCTCGTGGATTCCAGGCGAAGGTAAATCCCCGGACCGCGTTGATGCGTTGGTCCACGCCCTTACGGCTCTACTCATCAAACCACCAGCTGGATTCGTGGGCGGAAAGATCACAGCCAAATCACCTGCGGGCCGAAAGATCCCTGGTCTCAGAAACACCTTCCGCGTCAGGTAGTTACATTTTCCTAATCTTCCTGTTATAATTATCCTAACAACGACGAAAGGTACGAAAATGACGAATCCATTCACAGCGGTAATTGACTGGCTAGATGAGAACGGCGACGTTGGCGGACCTATCGGTGCGTTCATCGGTGTAGGAATCGCTGTTACCCTATGCTTTATCTTCGGTGCTTAATCCTGATATTCCTGATATAATTAACCTGTACGCCAAACGACGAAAGGATAAGAACATGTCAACAGTAAAAGAGTATCGCCGCAAGGGATTTCAATACCGCCGCATTTCATTTACCTTAAAGGTAATCGCCGGATTGTGGACTATCGCGATGATCGGTATCTTCGTAACATCACCTACACTCGTAGGATTCTTTGCGATGGCAACAGGAACTGTAGCCTTCGTTCTTCCAACACTTCTGATTTCTACCGTGTATGACTCACGCGCCGAGGCGCAGTTCAACATGGCGTCTGCCAGTAAGCACACCGCTCTTCTTGGAGTAGTCTCACCAAAAATATAATTTTACAGATACGGTAGATAGGAATATAGTTATTCCAATGACGTTTACGGAGGACAGATGACTGGAACAAACCAGCGAGAACAGATATATGTGTACGGAGTCTGTTCGTTGTGCGCTGAGTCCAACGTGCTCGTGTACGAGCTAGACGACAACCTTCTCTGTGCGGAACACTACAGAGATAGAACAAGACACATTAAAAGAGTTACTCCCTGCGATAAATGTGGAGGCGACAACGCCGTCAGAGATCCATCACATCGTAGGAACGAGTACCTCTGCTGGTCATGTCACGAGGTAAACGGCTTCGTCATAGACAACTCCGTGATTAAACGAGCTATCGTTTCGTTGGTCAATAACTTTACTCGAGGTAGCAAGATTAAATGTGAAGCGGCCGGATACGGCAGCGACTGTGATAACAACGTAAAACCGCGTGGTCCATGGGGTGGTCGCCTACTTTGCAACAACCATGGGAAGATGCCACCAAAGCCTGAAAAAGGCACAAAGTCTTGAGCAGTCCTATTTGCTCAAATAAATACATAATCACACAGTGTGATTACGTAGCAACGAAAGGAACGCAATGACAACAGCAACGATAACATCAAACCAGGCAGCCGCTCTTTACACAGCCGGAAAGTCTGTAGATGAAGTAGCTACAGAGCTGAGTATTACCTACGGTAAGGCTCGCAAGCTCATCGCGGAAAGCGGCACACCAATCCGCAACACGTCAGATCGTCTAAAGGGTAAAACCCGTAAGGCTAAGTAACTAATGGATAGATTCCTTTTGCGGCTGCAAAGCCTCATCTGGCCAGCTGTTATCTCGGCTGTCCTATCCATCCTAGCGGTACTTACTGCCCTTCTAACCCCGGATAAAGGCACGCTTGCCCTTGCCCTTGGGTTATCAGCGGTGGCTTGGGCCTGTCTAGCTCAAACGGTGTAAACGTAGTCCCTCCCCGGTTGGGCCCAGGGAGGGGTTTACTTTCCTTCAAGATAGTGTTATAATTAACCTATCAAAGGAAAGGAGGTGGTAAAAATGCCACTACGCGGATTAGTACACGACAGCCCAATCATTACACTCGTGCAAAAGAGTAACAAAGGACATACCGTGAGACGCAGCAAATCAAAGTATACGTTTACTATCTTCTTCGGTCGCTTGATTGTAAAGTTAATCTACGCAATCATCAATTTAGTTAAGAAGATAAAAAACAGATAACAGGTGCCTACGGGTGCCTGTTTCTCTTTAACTATGGTATAGTTAACTACAGGCAAACAGCCTACTACGGAGAGACGAAAGGATACGACTATGTCATCCCTTCTTATCTCCGGCCCTATGCAAGCGGTAGAGGACAAGCGCGAGCTTGAGAAGCATAGCGGTAGCAAGAAGCTCAATGCGGTGGTATTGAGTTGTCCCATCCCCGACCTAAGGAGGCGAACTAGCGTTGCAAAAACTCACATTACGTGGAATAGCAATGTCGACCGTAGCCTATATTACGGCAATAACAATTGGAATCTTCTCGGTATCAATGCTTACAAGCAATGCCGCGTCAAGTCCAATAATCACAGAGGTACCAGCTCATATCAAACAGATCGAGCTAACTAATCCACTAGTACTGCTAGAGGATGCAAAGGAGCTAACGTCGCACGAGCTCGTAGAGTTACTTGCGGCTGTTGGTTTTGAGGGCAAGGCTCTCAAAACAGCATGGGCAGTTGTCATGCGTGAGTCAAGGGGGCATCCCACTTCTCACAACAAGAACGCCAACACTGGCGACAATTCATACGGCCTATTCCAAATCAACATGATTGGAAGCTTAGGCGTTAGCCGCCTGGCTAAGTTCCAGGACAAGGTAGGCATCACTAAGATGATTGACCTATTCGACCCTGTGGCTAATGCCAAGGCTGCCTACTACATGACTGCGGGAGGCAAGGACTGGGGCTCATGGGGCTTAGGTCCTAATGCCTACGACGGTGATGCAGTTGAGCCCGCGGTAACACGTTGGCTAGCTGATTTCCCTAAGTCATAATCTCACGATAGGAATATAGTATTCACATGACTGAAGAAATTAACATCGAGCCTACAGGCAACATCGAAGTTGATATGCCTGTTGAGGTAGTTGAGGAAGAAGTACTAGCTCCTGTTGTAGAGCCTGAACAAGTAATTGCTGAGGAGCCTACACCTGAGCCAACGCCTGAGCCTGTAGTTGTAGAACAACCTAAGGCTTCACGTAAGGCTAGCCACGCAGTAAGTGGTGATGACGTCGATGACGTCATACTCGCTAACTGTATATACAAAAACGTCTATGCACGCAAGTCATTGACAGTACATCATCTACAACGTCGACTTATCGAACTTGGTTTCAAGGACGCTGACGCTGACAAAGATGGTTGGCTAGGCGATGAGACTGTAGCTTCAATCAAGAAGTTCCAGGCTGACAAAGGAATGGATGTCACAGGATCTGTTGACACTGATACCTTTAAGAAGATCTTTGAAGGAGATGTACACGTTAACGTAGTACTATAAATCTTTTTCACAAGGAAGACCGATGCTCACACGAGTGTCGGTCTTTCTTATTTTCTGAAGAAAAAAGAAAAAAATGTTGGAGACGTTTTGGAAAAAATCTCAAACCATACGTAACCCTTTCTCACCTCCAAGCCATTTTAACCAAAAGGTACTGTTTCTGCTTCGTTTGTACACGTTACTATAAGCGCAGTTTGTACACATTCGTCGAAAAAGATGATACATTATTCTCGTGGCGCATACACCCGATCTACCAAAGAGCGAGGCCCTCTTCTTAGCCTCCCTCTCCAAGGAGCAAC